TCAAGTTCGGCGTCAAGTTTATTATTGATTTTGTCGTTCAACTCTTTGCTTTCACCGATAAACTGACGCTTCGGCATTTCAAATTTGATGTTCAACTTTGACTTTTTAGTGAGCGCCAGGCGACGCCATCGGGCGGCATCTTCCGGAATGCTTTCGGGAGCCTTGTCGCCTTTTTTCAATCCCAAAGCAGTGTAATATTTTGCCCACGCAAACTTTCTCATCTTTGGAGTTACGGTTGGATGTGTATTGACGGTTCCGCCTTCGTTGTGGATAGAAGCGTAGGGAACATCATTTTTTATCAATACGGAAGCATCGCCGGGAATGTAACTTACACTACTGAATAGATGGTTGCGACCACTTAATAATGTTTTATAGTTATTTCCTGCTCCTTTCCCATTGCCGATCCGCTTTGACTTTTGCCATGCTTGGAGTCCATTGTTTACAAAACCACTTTTCTGAAAGTTGCTTTTGAAATGCGATACCGCCATTTGTCCGACAATGACAGGCATCCGCCGGCGCATCAAATCTTCCTGCTCTTTGGCTTTTGTTTGAATATCGTTTATAAAATCTCTTAAAGTCATAAAAAAGTCATTTAAAAACTGTTTGAATGGTGTTTGAATAAAAAATAATTTGTATATTTGCAATCTAAACAGGAACGTAAATCTCGCCCAATGGGGTTGCACCCGGGTATTAGCGTTGTTCCTGTTTTTTTTTATATCCTTTTGCCGGGAATAATGTCTGCCGGTTTATTTTTTTCAATCGTATATAAAACCTCCCCTTTCATCAAACGGTGTACCTTTACATTAGCCCAATAGGTTTTACCTTTTAGTTTGAACGAATAATAAGTAAAATAATCAGTTTCCGGATGCTTCGACTTCCCTGTGACCGGATTGATTCTACTTTTTGCCCAGCCTTCATATTTCCAATTCCTGATACTCTTTTCCGGATCGAAAGTACTTAACCAAAGCTTCATCCATTTATCATTTATATTGTGTTCCAATACATCATCCAATGTTCGGCGCAGTATTATAAGTGATCCGCTTGTAAAGTCGTCGCTCTTTATTCTTAATCCATTATGAGTAGGTAATTTTGCACGTACCGATTTAAGATTTTTAGCTGCCGCCTTTGTCAGTTGTTTATCGACAAAGCGATTTACAATCGGAGCTAATTTCTTGTAAGTAAGATAACCGGCGGTAAAGAAAGGATGTGAGAAAGAAAACAGCATTCCGTCTTCACCCGGATTGTTATCCAGTCCGCGATCGGGTTCTGGTTGATTTTCATCTTCGATAACATGCGCTCCACGTTCCGGATCGTCGGTTGCTTCAAGCGAACATTTGCAGTTCCACCGATCGCCCGGTCGGTGCAGATTCCAGAACGGATGATTTTGCGGAAGCGTCAACTCCGCTTGCCAATAAACGCGGTGTACAGCATCGGGAGTAACACTGGTAGTTGGCATCCAACGAAGATTTGGAAGTATGTCTTTTACCTCTTGGAATTGTTTCCAATCTGCCGCCTGGTGAGCGCGCAGAATGGCTGTGTCATATTCTGTCCGGAGCCAGTGTTTCACATTGTGGTCGGTAATCGGCGCCACATCGGCTGCAAATTTTTCAAACGACTTCAGCTTTCCGTCACCATCTAACAATTGGGCTGCAATATCGTTTTGCATCCTGTGCGTCCGGAAGGCAGAAAATACAGCATTGTTATAGCGCAGTTCCTGATAGAAATTGTAATCCGGATCGGAATATTCCCTTTGTCCGAATCCCTCGTCGGTTGCCTGGTTAAAAATATTCCAGGTCTCATTGAATATCCCTTCATCAATTTCCGTCAGCGGGTTGAATTTCTTTTCATAAATCCGGCGGACGGCAGATTTCAATGTTTCTTCATCAAATGTGAATGAAGCCTGTGTCCTGTTATCAAAAGGATGAGCGGAATAATACAGATTATCAACTACCAGTCTAAAGCCCGGTCGCGCCGGGCGTCTCCGAAAAAACCGGAAAACAAGTTTAAAAACTTATTTTTTTCGGCAGGCGTTGGCTCCTGTACAGGATTTCCAATCGGCAATACAGGCGGCTCGTTTTGTTTCGGCGCCTGTTCCTTCAACTTATTGTAGTCTTCCGGTTTTTCGATACCGAATTCCTCATACAGGTAATCGTCCGAAATCGGAAGGTCGAAAGTATTGCGGAGTTGTGTAAGGATTGCTGCCTTTGCCGTCATGTCGATATCTTTCGGTTCTACAAAGCTGAACTCACCGCCGGCGGTATTGATTCCCATTGACAGCAATATATCAGTCATATCGTAGTTTAAGACATCCAATACATACCGGCGATCTGCCTGTGCCACCTGATCCTCCACTTTCCGATGTACCGTTCCCAGCGCCTGTGTTCCTTTGTTGGATGCTTCGGTAGTAAGTGTATTTCCCAATACTAATTTGGATATTTCGCTGTTGCACCGCTCGCAAAGCCTTTCGTACAAGTCCGCGCTTCCGGATTTGTTTTGGCTTTCCTTCAGGTTTAATTCCGTGTCGGTGGAATGAAGGAAAACAGCCATGCTCCCGGATGACTTGGAATCTTCGATGGCACGCTGACGCGCATCATCATCGTCCGTTTGATAAATGTACTCGCGGATAGGCATCCCGAATACTTCCGAAAAGTTTGCCCAGTCGGCGGTTGTATTTCGCTTGTAAATCACCCAGGGCGCCGCTTTTGCCAACAAGCCCAAATCATCCTTGTCGCCGACAAACAGTAAGTCCGGAAACTCATCCCACGACGTGCCGGTAATATCCGTCTGCTGACGCATGATGATCCGGCGAACCGGATCGGCATGCTTGCGCGGTATCAAGTCGTAATTAACCCACTGTCCGTCCTTATAAAACTGCATAAGAGAGAAACCCCAAAGCTGCGCATCCATGACATCACCCACAAGCCGGCGAAACCAGGGCGACCGGATTTGTTCATTGATCGAATCATCGGCTATTCCTTTGCGCCTGAATTCTATATTGGTACTCAGTACGGCAAGTATGCGTTTGTTGATAACACTTGACAAATGGGAATCCATCAATATATCCATGTACAAATCGTACAGCTTGGAGCGTCTGGTAAAATAGACATTTTCGGCAGCCCGGATCGAATTGGTATAATCGGAAATATCTACTCCGAACCGTTTGGGCTGTGTCAGTATGATTGTGGTCGGTGTTCTTTGTCCGGGACGTGAAAAGTTCCCGCCCATTGTTATTCTGTTGTTATTTTTACGGCTCATATCAATAATTATTTACACGTTTGGGATTACTTCTGATTATAAAGGTTAACCTTGCCAACCTTTCATCTTCAGACAAAAGCGGAGCACCGTCGATGCTTATTTCTTCTCCGGCAACCTGTTTTAACCATTCCATTGCACGGTTGTAGCGGTCTTTCCGGATTTGAGATAATTTTTGCGGATTGTGAATGCAAAAAATATGATAAACGGCAATGTCAATCGCCATCATCAAGACTAATTGATTCCGATCGCTTCCGGTTGCAGAAAATAGTTGATCACAATCGTAGCGTCGCGACAAATAACCCCGCATTTCGGCAATTGCTCTGTCCTCGCATATTTCGATGAGCGTTTCGTCATCACGTACAAGTCCATCCAATATTTCACGATGGATGCTTGCATCATAATCGGTAAGTTCAATAAATTGGCTCATAATCTGTTTTTATTTTGTCGTATTGCCTTCCGGGAAATAACTGTCGCCGGAACGGCATCGCGCAGTTTAACATCAATTTTTTTATTTCCGCCTTCCACTGTATCGGGGCCGTCGGCAGGATAATCCAAACGTAGCGTAAACAGTTTGAACTGTTCTTCGAGTCGCTTCATGTGCGGATTGTCTTTTTCGTCCTCATTCAGGATCAAGTTGCCATCTCGGTTGAGCGGTTCCAGATTCGCCTCTATTCGGGTAGCCTTGTCCGTTTTTTTATCTTCATCACCGCGTATATACAGTGCGATGTTATTTTCCTTTCGTACACGTCGAACGATCGGCAAAAACACCTGTTGAAAAAACGGATCCTGCAACTTGTTGTTTTCCATCCAGCAGTAAACCGGAACCTTGCCGCCGACATATTCCAGCAGCTTCACATACCAGTCTATAAATTCCGCATTGAGTCCACGGTCAAGAAAGATTTTAATCACATAGAGTTTTCCTCCCATCTTACCCAACAAGCAGACGGATTTTGTCGAACTCTGTTTTGTTTTGTTTTCTCCCGGCGCCGGATCGCCATAGATGACTAAAAATTTGAATTTTGAAAGCGCCGGCACTTTTCCGTAAGTTATTTCTTTAAAAATCTGACCTTCGGCAACCGGATTGTTGAAAAACTCCTTTTGACCGGCTGCAATACTTATCAGCGACAGGAACATGTCGATATCTTCTTCGGAATTCTTTTGCGGCCATACCGAGCAACCGTTTTTATCCCGGATGTTTATTTTTTCAAAAAATCCGATTTTGGGAATAGACAATGCCTTGTCGCGGGCGCGGGTAATACAGCAGTCGGTCGAAATAATATTTCCGTTGAACAAAATACGATAGTTTCCGGACACGGACATAGTCGGAACCAACGCTTCTTCGAGCCATTTCCATTTGGTTTTGATACGTTCCGGATTTCGGCATTCCTCGTCGGTATCTATATCATCAATCAGAATAAAATCCGGTCGAAAATTCTTATTACGGGTACCACGCGGTGATTGTCCGGCGCCAATGGCACGAAAAGAGCAACCGCACCGGCAGGTAAACTCACCGGTTTCCCACTGTCCAAGCGTTCTTTGTTCGCCGTAATCCTGTATGATACGCTCGTTTGCCTCTAAGTTCGCCATAAAAGGCATAAGCAGCCGGACGGCATTATCATACGAATTGGATATCAGCAGCATGTTCCGGATTTCACCGGTCAAAGCCAGCTTTGAAATTTCCATCATGGAGCGTGCCGATTTTGCCAGCTCGCGCGACCATGCCCTGACTTCATACCAGCGTTTATTTTTCATGATTCGGCGAGTGGCTCTTTTATGAAAGTCCGCCGGTTCCGAAAGGTAATATTGATTGAAATAGTAACGGAACCACGCTTCATCATCCGACTCCAACCGTTTTTTCCTTGCCTCTATTTCGGAACTCGTATCGGATGGATCAATATCGGAGGCGCTTTTTATGGAGGCAATCATTTCGTCCCATTGCTTCAATGCCAGCCTGTCTTCCGGTGTCAGTCGTTTCTTTACCATTGTTAGAGGTATTTTGATTTTATGTAAGCATCCATGACCGGGGATATTTCTTTTACCTTTCCGGGCTCAACTGTCCTTAGCCAGTTAAAGAAACCTCCAAATGACGAAATGATTTCGGAAAGGCTCAACTCTGTTTCCATCTTTTTGATGGCATTAGCCAGTTTCGTAATCGTGTCGGCTTCTGCCGAAGTAGCATATCTTTCCCCTTCTGGCTTTTTAAGGATGGCTGCATTTAACTCCTGCAACTGCCGGTAAAGGTTTTTGAGTTGTTCCTCCCTGGTTATAGTGATAGACACTTTGAAATGTTCCCATTTCTCTGTATTTATCCATTTATTCATGGTCACTTTACTTACACCCGTTTTTTCGGCTATCTCCGCCTGTGTGAGGTTCTCTTTTGTGTAAAGCATTTTTGCCCACTCTTTTTTCTGTTTAATCGTTAAATCAGCCATACAAATCTAATTTTATGCAAAATTCAGGGTTTTAAGCGGGGTTTACAAAACGAATTTTTATGACACGGCAAAATAGCCGTATCATACCCCTAAAAAAGGGGTGTCATAAAAATTGGATTTGCAAGGGATATAAAATACCCTGAATTTTGCATTTTGAAATGGAACAAGAGGTTTTATTAAATGATTACAAGCATGTAAATGAAAAAATTCTTTAACATAGTAGTTTCAGGAGACACCGCCACGATATTTCTTTACGGGGATATCGGGGATTCGTTTTTTTCTGATGTCAGCAGCGGGCAAATTGTCCGTGAAGTGAAGGAGGCGGAAGCTGCATATAAGAAGATCGAAGTGAGGGTAAACAGCAACGGTGGCGATGTATATGCAGGCATCGCCATCTTTAACGCTTTCCGGAACAGCAAAGCCGATATCCAAATATTTGTTGACGGTATAGCTGCAAGCATGGCATCGGTCATCGCGCTTTGCGGTAAGCCGGTACAGATGAGCAAATATGCTCGGCTGATGCTTCACAGCGTATCGGGCGGATGCTACGGAACCAAAGACGATCTGAAGGAAACCATCACACAAATCGAAGTATTGGAAAACACGCTTTCCGATATGTATGCAAAGAAAACCGGCAAAACTCCGGAAGAAATCAAAAAGACCTATTTCGATGGGAAAGACCATTGGATGGGTGCAGATGAAGCCCTGTCGCTTGGATTTATCGACGGTATTTACGATGCCGATCCGGTACCGGAAGACAGTACGACCGAACAAATTTATCAAATTTTTAATAACCGGCTGAACAAGCCACAAAATGAGAATCAAATGAGCTTTTTTGAAAATTTCAAAAAGAATCAGAGGTTTAAAGACGTGACCTCTGATGATGAAGTTCTGCGAATTGTAGGACAATTGGAAACGGAAGCCGCTAAGGTTCCCGGACTCACTGCCGATATGCAGCGTCTGACCGGTGAACTGAAGGTTTTTCAGGATAAAGCCAAGGCGGATGAAGATGCGGCAAAGAAAAAGCTGCTGGATGACGCCGAAGGCGATGGACGCATCAATGCCACTACCCGACCGGTGTACCAGGCATTGTTGGACAAAGACCGTGAAAATGGCGAAGCAGCACTGAAAGCGCTTCCCGCCAAAAAACGTGCAATGAACTATCTGGACAAACCGGATGAAAACAAAGAGGGTGCGTGGGAAATGCGCAGGAAAGAAATTGAAGAAAAAAACAAAAACAAAAATTAACGATCTATGGCACTGCAAGGATTAAACACAACCAACTACTCCGGTGAAGTACTGGAGCAAATTCTCACCCTGTCCGCTACCAGCAACGAGCTGGTCGAAAAAGGACTGATCATGGTTATTCCGGGCGTTCACAAAAAGATGTCTATTCCGCGAATTCAAAGCGGGAAGATGTTGCAGAAACGCAAGGAAGATCCGAAAAAAGAAGATTCCAAAGGTAATTTCGTTTACAGCGAAAAGGAATTGGAGCCGCACGACATGATGGCATTTACCGTATTCAATCCCCGTGCATTTGAATACATCTGGAGACCGTTCCAACCGAAAGGCGAACTTTTGTTCTGCGAACTTCCTCCGCACGTTCAGTCCACCCTGTTAGGAGAAGTCTTCAAACAGGTAACGAATGAATTGGGAAACCTTTATATCAATGGCGTGTACGAAGAAGGCGTCAATGACGAATTATTGATGAACGGTATTCTCACGCAGGCGGCAAAAGATGAAGACGTAATCAAGGTTCCGACGTATGCAAACAATATGATGGGACGCTTCAAGGAATTGCGCAAGTCTATTCCAATCACCTTGCGCCGTAACCCGAACCTCCGCATTCTGATGAGCGTGGATGACTTCGATACCTACGATGATGAATTGACAAATCTTTACGTCAAGGGGAAAGATACTACCGAAGAAAACGTCCGGAGATACAAAGGAATTCCTATCGTGGACTTGTCCGACTGGCCCCAGGGTTTGATGGTTGCCACCACCTGTTCTTCCGGTTTGAACGGAAACCTGTTTGCTGCAGTCAATCTGCAGGATGATGAAAATGTTATCCATGTTGACAAGCTGTCGGCGCCGAGTGAACTTTATTTCGTCAAAATGTTGATGAAAGCGGACACGAACATTGCGTTCGGTGAAGAGTTTGTCGCTTTGGACTGGAGGGAAAATGGCGCTTTTTCCGTAACGGAAGGTTGAAAACAATTGAAAATTGAAAGTTGAAAATTAACAATTAAAATCATGGCAAAAACGAAAGAAAATATCGCTGAACAACCGGTTGAAGTTCC